CGTAAACAAAACGCCCCTTTAGACTATGCTGCGCAAGTTAACCTTGGAAAGAAAACCAAGATTGCCGCTAGGAAAGAGAAATGGCCAACAGCCAGCTCAAGCAGTAGTTCCTCAGCAGAGGATGTTAACCCGCCCACTATTTTAAATTTGGACGCACAAGGGAAAACTCCTGAGGAAAAAGCTAATGAGACACGTGTTGACTTGTCACAAATTAGCGAAGAAGAATCACTTTCTGAAGAAGGTGATTGGGCTCCAAAATATCCTAAAAATAAGGAATATGTTGATCCCGGAGTAGAATGGTATGAACGATTTAAAAAGATACCACATTATGTTCCGGTTGAGTTGCACTTTGAAACTCCTGAAGAGTTTGTGCGACCTGTTGAGCCTGAAAATCTTCAACTTCCAATTGAAGTTAATGCGCCAACTACGCTTGACAATTTCTCCACCTATATGAAAGGTTGGGGACAAGCAGTTTGGCATGAAATTTCCACAATTCCAGAGGATTTACGAGTTACGTATTTTCCCACGCCCGCTGATGCGGCGCGACATTTGAGAGATGCTAATAAAGCAGAAGCGGATGTTTCAAAATCAGTTCCGATTTCAACAATTCCTGGAGCATCATTACGTGATACTGATGCGGATGATATTTATCAATTTAATTTACGAAAGTTTATTAAAATTCAAACAGGTTATGACATTGCTTATCTTGCAGTGTTTCAATCTCTCTGGAAATCGATGATTAAACCAGCTCTTAAGGCCTTTACTCTTGTATTTGCACTGAGTTTTGCCTATGGGTATATTACAACGAAGTTGAACACCCCTGAAGAAGTTGATAGTGATGAAATTACCGCTGAAACCCAAAATAATAAGGGTAAGAATAAAACTGGACGTGGCGCCGCTCCAAATAGAAGAGCAGGCAAAAAGAACAAGAAGAATGCAGCAAAGCGTTTTGAAGTCGTGCAATCTGGGACTCCTAAAGAGCCAGAAATGCACTTAGATTCTGAATCAAGCAGTGATGACGATGAAGCAATTACAACATTTCATAGAGAAATGGATTATGATGCACGTTACACGTATGTTATAGAAGAACCTTCGACATTTCGAAAGAGAATGCGAGGACAAGGGTTAACAATTCCACCTGTGCGAAAAGCCGGTGAAGCAACCCTTCGCAACAAGATTCGGCGCTCAAAACTCCCTGTAAAGGTGAGTAGCACTGCATTACATAGATGGATAGGTGAAGCTAAAGTAGCCTATTCCAAACCTTGTAAACCACAATCGTTCAATACAGATGACTTGTCACCTGGTGTTTATAAATTTTATCAAGTTTTAGACGATGGAAAAACCGTCTACTTGTGCACCGGGACACACATTGGAAATAAAATGTGGGTTGTTTTACACTCACTTTCTGAAGACCTATCGATGAATTATCGTGCTGTTAATAATAAGCACACCATCAATTTTAAAGGTTCAGATATGTTTGTTGTTGGAGAACAACTTGCGACATTTCCTGTTAACGGCTTTGCAAGCCCCTTTAGAAGCTCAGCCCTCCGCATTTTGGAGGATGCCTCAATTGTAACTGTTTTCGGATATGGAAACGGACTACATGTTTCACCCGATTCAATTGTTGGCTTTGCCAGTCCTCTTGGTTGGTGTAATGCCAAAACCAGAGCTGGAGACTGTACTTCACCTGTATTAGACCACGAAGGTCACATTGTTGGATTTTGGACCCATGGAAATGGAGTCGATTTTGGCCGGTTTGAGCCAATTAATGCCGCAATGATTGAACACCAGAAAAGCAACGCACAATCCATTCATTCTGGACTGGATTTTCAGTTGCGCCCCCAACACCTCTTACGTTAATGACGCCGGAAAGCCCTTTTTGGGCCCGGTACCCAGAGCGCTATGCTCTGCCAAACGGAATCAAGAAATTTTATGGTTCCGGATACCTCTCGGAGGATCATCAGAAGTATCTCAAAGAAGATTACTTCGAGGTCGTGGGGGCCTGTAACCGTTTCCCGCGGTATAAAAATAAAAAGGGAATTGATCCACAAGTAAAAATGTACTTAGATGCAGAAGAAGTGGAAATCAAAACAGAATGGGGATTACCAACCCCTAACCAAGATGCTGCTTATAAATCTCTTGGAAAATATGGTAAAGCCACTGTTAACATGTCACCTGAAGACGTTAACAAGTTAAATAAGGCGTTTGAGTATATGACTAGACAATTTTACCCATATATGGGAAACTCAAAAGTGTTGCCAATGGCTGAAGCAATACAACGACTTGATATGAGTACGAGTAGTGGATGTCCCTTTAATGAGGAATTCACGAAAAAGTGTGATTTATTTGAAAATGATCCACTCATATTGGAATGGCTGGAACAAGACTGGGAAGTCTTAGGCCGTGATCCTAATTGGACAACAATATTTTCATCAAGTTTAAAAGAGGAATTGAGACCTCTCGAAAAGATAGCAGAAAACTCAATAAGAACGTTTGCTGCCGGAGCCGTAGATGCTACCGTGCATGGTAACCGATTGTTTGTTGATATGAACGAGAAAATGTATGCCTCACATTTGGCATCCTCGTCGACAATCGGAATGACACCCCTAAAAGGAAATTGGGATAAGTTGTACCGCAAACTTAGTGTTTTCTCCAAGGGTTATGCACTAGATGAATCACAATATGATTCATCCCTTAGAGAATTTATGATGTGGGGTTGTGCCAAATTTAGATGGCAATGTCTTAGATCAGAAGATCAGACACCGATTAATTTACAAAGGATTAAAACCTACTATCGGAACCTCATCAACACCGTTATCTTGACACCAGAAGGTATTCTAGTCATGAAAAAGCTCGGCAATCCGTCGGGTTCTGTAAATACCGTCACAGATAACACCCTTATATTATACTGGTTACTGGCTTATGCTTGGATTAAACAAGCTCCAGAAGATTATCAAGGCTATGAATGCTTTGAACAAAACACCAGTAAAGCCCTCCTTGGCGACGATAATACATGGACAGTTTCAGATGAAGCCCATGAGTTCTATAATGGAAGAACCGTTATCGAAGTGTGGAAAACTGTTGGAATAACAACAACCACTGACTCTTTAGAGCCACGCCTGCCAGAAGAACTAGATTTTCTCTCGGCACATACAGTTTTTATTAGGAACAAAGCAGTTCCCCTGTATGATAGGAATAAACTAATGCAATCTTTGCTCTATGCACCTCAGGCGCATATAACGCCCGAAACTACACTCATGCGAGTAACTTGTTTATTACAAGTTGGATGGACAGATTTACCATTTCGTAAGTTTTGCAGAGGTTTGATTGATTTCTTACTCTCAGAGTATGATCATTTGCTTAAAGATGATCAACGGTGGATAATGGCCAAATGCCAAATCCAAACAGACGATTTCTATTATGGATTGTTCACCGGAGAGAAACAGATTCTCTACCTCAAAGCACAAAATTATCAAGAAACGCAAGAAAGATATATGAAGCTTGATAAAGCCGCAATTATGGCTTTAGCTGCGAGGAAAACGCAAGTGCAAAGAAAACGACGAGTCCAGCGTCGTGGGCCCAAAAAGGGAAATGCTACTGGAAAGAAAACCGCAAATCGAATGCCGCGTAAAAGGGCAAATCGGTCACAGCAACCGCGAAGACGGATGCGAAGACCCGGAGGTGGCGGAGCCTCGGGATTGGGTGCAACGAGTTTTGGAAAGAACAAACCTCGTTCAATCGTTGTGGAAAATGACGAATTTATCGGTGCCGTTGTTGTGGCTAACCAGCCCAATTTTAATGTTGTTAGCTACCCTATTAATCCTGGGCAAGCTTCAACATTTCCATGGGTGTCTAAACAGGCAGCCCAATGGGAAAAGTATTATTTTGATTACTTGGAGTTTTATTACAAACGAGAAGTTTCAGAGTTTGCAACTGCAGGATCAGCTGGGAAGGTTATTCTCAGCGTAGATTTTGATGCCTCTGATGCACCACCAAGCTCCAAACAACAAATGGAAGACACCATTCCACACATGGATGCCATGCCATGCGAAAACCTAACCCTCCGCTTGCCACACAAAGAGCTACGGGGGGAATCAGTGATTTCCAAATACGTTAGACCCGGCGGATTACCGGGAGCAGCTGATATCAAAACATATGATGTTGGAAATTTAAATGTCGCAACCCAAGGGATTACGGCAAATGGCGAAGTTGGGGAGTTGCGCGTTAGATACAAAGTTGTCTTTTGCGTCCCAATTCTGGAGAGTGGAACAACCGCTCCAGCTAACAATCAAGTGTCTGAATTCACTCAGGCCGCAGCTTCAGGAAACCTAACAACAACCAATGATTTTGTTGTTCCTGTAGCCACTGCTACTCAGAATGGTCTGGCCCTAGTCAATACGGCAGGGCAGATTGTTCCACCCGCCGGAAACTACATGGTTTCTGGCCAAGTTATTTTCACCACAACTGGAAACTCTACTGTTTTCAACGCGAATATTCAAAAGAACGCGGTCTTGGTGGAACCTTCCGCAGGAAATGGGTCTCAGTATCAATTACCCTCCGCGGCTTATCCCTTTTGGACTTGTACCATAGCTTCAGTATTCATTTCATGCAATGGCACAGATGCAGTTACGCTAAATGCCCAAAGTACTTTTAGCTCTGGTGCAGTTACCGTCCAAGGGTACATTACTTTCGTTTCTGTTTAGAGAAACCAAAGTTTTCAAGGTTTTCAATGAAATTTGGTCCACAACCAATACCGACTGAAATGACAGAGTGCGTGCGATCAGTGCACGAGTGAGATTTACTGAGATCTACGTTGGTGCTCGTATGTAAGCACCTGTTTGGAAGTGACTAACAGAAACTTCCTTTAAGCCAAGATTGGATTATTCTTGGTGATGACACCCTAATCGAAGGGCAATTAATCTAGGCCGACTCGTCGTCATATGAGTCCGCTGAAACTGAACACTGACATAAAGAACCTTGCAAGGAAAAGCAAGCAAAACCACCCATTAATGAAGGAAAACAAGTAAAACCCAATTTAAGGCAGAAACCCGGAAGGAATTCAAGGGATGCTCCAGTACACAGAGGTGTGGGCCGGAGCAGATTTTGATTTCGCTCGCTGGATTTAGTTGATCGCCATAGCGCCTAGCGCTTCCTGGTCTTTAAAGTAATCACTATCTAACCGGTTTCGTAGATGAGTTCATTTGAATGAGTCTTCGGTCCCCTCCGTTTGTTTCGCTGGTCTTTTGTTGTAATGTAAAAGAAG